GTCTAAAGGATGCTTGTACTGTTACACGATTATTGTATGGGATTGATCTCGTCCATCCGCCACAAACCCATTTGTAAGCAGTGGAACTTCCTGGTGGTGTCCAATTAAAATTTTCCTTACCTCCTCTCGTTTCAAGAAATGTACTAATAGTGTCAGCATCAGTCTTGGGAATATTTCTCCAAACAAGTTGCCATAATTTTGGATCCTGATTGATCCCATAAACTAATCGTTGCTCATACCCATCCCCAAATTGAACAGTTCTTACTGATGGAGAAGAAGCTTCTTGCGCTCCATAACTTGGTGTGATTGCAGGGAAATTAGCCATTAGTGTAATAATCCACCAGGACGTTGCTGCCTAACAAGCTCTGCTTGAATAGCAGCTCCTACCAGATTACCTAATTGTCTTTGTTCGTCTCCATCGGCTTCTGCGCTACTACCAGAAGCATCCACATTTACAACGATATTTGTTCCTCCCATCGCATTATTTGGAACAATATTTCCATGACTGCGTGGAACGAATAATTCTGGTCCCTTCTCTCCAACTAAATAGGACTGTCCACCTGATACTGGACCACCTCCTGCTTTCTTCCCTCCAAAATCAACTGAACCAAAATTAGACCAACCACCTTGTGGTACAAATGAAGAAGTTGTTTTCTTCGGAGTTAAACCACCTGAAAACATACCTAAAATTTGTGCTCTAATTTGAGCTTGTAATATTTTCGCAGCCATATCTAAGAACATATTCGCTGTACTACGGAATAGGTTCCCTAATGCTTCTTGTGCCGTCATTGTTCCTTTTATAATTGCCTTAAATGACTCACTAAATGAATCACTAATACTTGTGGCTAATGTATCTAACTGTCTTAAAGGATCAAGTAGTTTAAGTAATTCGTCCTCTGGAGCTTTGATAATTGACATTCGTTCTAATTGGTCATTTAATTCTTTTTGGGCCTCTCTAGCTTTTAACGCCTCTTCCAGTCTCTGACTAAAATCTTTCTCTACAAATTTTTCTCCTCTTGCTTCTCTTAATTCCTCCATACTCATAGCACCTATCCTCCCATCTTTTCTCTTCCCTCCAAACTCAATCATCCCTCTAAATGGGTTGAGACCATCCCAAAAACCTACACTCTTTTGTTTCATATTCTCTTTAGTTATTTCACGTTGTTTTTCAATTATCAATTCAAGTGCTTTAACCTCGGCTTCCCTTAATCCTTTGGTCTTCAAGACCTCTGTCACTGTCTTTGCTTGTTCAAGACTTGTTTCTTGACTAAGCGTTTTAATCTGACCTATCATGAAAGCATTATCTTTAAATCCAGCGACCATATTAAAGACAGATTCTGATCCGAAAACAGTAGTAAGTGCTATACGAGTAGAAGCTTCAAATTGTTTAAATGCACGTAAAGCATTTAAAGCTTCTTCTTTTGTTAAATCAAGAGATTTTGCAAACTGAGTAACTTGACGTGCTGAAAACGTAGATGTCCCACCCGTTGCAACTATTGCTTTATTTAAATCCTCTATTGCAGCTCTAAAATCTTTCGCTTCCTGAATTTTTGTACCAATTACTGTTCCTAAAACAGACGCTCCAAATCCAAATCCTCCTCCTAATAATCCGCCACCAAGTGCTCCTCCAATACCACCTCCAATAGCAGACATTCCTCCTTGTCCAAATAATAATGGGAAGAATCCACCGATCATTGCACTGCTACCAGCAGTTTTTGCTCTCCCCATAGCCCCCCCGCTTTGATAGAAAGCACCTCCCTTTTCAGTAAATTGTCTACCAACTCTCTGTTTGAAAGTCAGAGGAGCAGTCTGTGGTCCATATTGCGCTGCAGTAAATCCAGTCAACCCAGGAACAGCAGGTGGTACATATCCTTTACGTAAAGAATCACGTTTTTCTATTGCTGCTTGTATTCCTGCAGTCTTAGCAGTGTGTTTTTCAATCTTCCTCAAATGTCTTGCAACAGCTTTGGAGACAGGATCTATCTTGTCTGCCATTGCAGGGATTGGACCTATTGGACCTCTGTAACTAGCGGCTCTAGGACCAGTTGGAGAAGGAAACATGTCAACTCCTAATCCGCTTAATCCACCGACTGCCTTCTCAGGAATAACCATTCCTCCTTGATACGCAAATCTTCCACCACTACTTGATATTGCAGAAGAACTCATTCGATCTGCATTTTCACTCCAACCAGCAAATCCACTACCTCCCATATCTCTTCTCGTCTGACGAATTCTTGCGTTTATAGATCCTCCATATACCTTCTTATTCTTAACAAAACCCATGCTATTTAGCCTGTCTATTTCTACTGCCATCTGCCTGACTGTATTAACAGTCACGTTCAATTCAGCATTTAATTTATTGATAGGTAGAACTGAGAAAATATTTGCAAGTCTTCTTACTGGATGAGCAACTTCTGCTGTACTTCTCTCTACTCTAATTAAAGTTCTAATTAATCCAGCAGCTGCCCTCTCAGGAATAACAAATGCATCCGTCCCAAGTGCCATGAACGCTGCTGCTGCAATCGCAGTCCATTCGGGTGACATTCCTAAAACTTTATATAATCCTTCAAGACTTTTTGCTAACCAATTAGTCTTCTCACTTGCAAAGCCTAAAGCTTTCGCAAATCCAGAATGCATAAACTTGTCCTGATCAATAATTCCTTTCCCAATCCCTGCTGCTGCACCTACTCCAGCACCTCTCCATTCCCAATTTGGACGTTCAAGAGCACCCTTTGTAAATTTACCAACTCTTTGTCCAAAAGTAGTATTAGCCTTTTCTTCCATTTTTGCTATATCTGCAAGATGCTTCTTCCTTAATTTCATCTCCTTATTAATTGCTTCTTGTATTTGACGAACTCTGTCTGTCTGTTCCGCATATCCTTCTTGTGTGCTTAACATCCGACCTTGGATGCCTTCTGCTTCTGTTAATAAACTCTTTAATCCTGCTAAACCACCTGATTTTCCTGCTTGATCAATTGCAGTACCTATTCCACCTGGAGTCCATTTTTGCTGAGAAGTAATAATCCTATCTAATATTTTTGTCCTTTCTGCTAGCTCAGTGTTCAATGCAGATTCGACTTCTCTTACCTGCATTACTTGAGATATATATCCCGAATTCGTTGACATCAACTTGCCTTGTGCCGTTGTTACCTCATCTAATAATCTTCTTATCCCTACAAGACCACCACCTTTCGCAGTTAGAATTTTGTCGAAAATAGTTGGTTCTGTCGGAGCTTTTACTTGAGTAACAAATTTTTTAACCTCTGCTCCTAATTTTCTCGTTCCTTTAAGTGCATCGATTAATAATTTTCCGACCTTCCCTATACTTTTCCCAAATAAAACATATGCAGCAGTTGCTCCACCTACTGCTCCAATTAAAAGAGAATATTTAGCCGCTAATGCAATAGCAGCAGCTTTATTAATGACAAATACATTTGTAGTAAAATCAGCAATTTTCGCAAGAGGATGCCAACTCCCAAAAGCTACATTACGTAATATGCCATCCAATTTCTCCATATATCCCGCCACTCCCCATGCTGCTTTCCCTAACAGCACAAGTGCTCCTGACGCCAATGCAATATTGACCCTTGCTTTCGCATGAGTCATATTCAGATTCTTTAATCCTTCTGATAATTGACGCGTAAAAGTCCTGGCTTTTTTAGTCGCTTCCCCTGCTGCCAATATCTCCTTGTTTAGTTCTTTAACACTCTTCGTCGCACGATTAGCATCACTTGTTATCCCTCTAAATGCTGGCCTCTTATTAATTTCACCTAATTTTTTCTCAATACGTTCTAAAGAACTAAACAGACGCTTAGTTGCTGCCTGGATCTGTTGATCCTTTACCTGAAACGCAATAACTTTTGTATATTCAGCCACTCAGTTTTAAGAGAAACCTTTGATCCACTTTACCTGTTTTGCGTTCGAGTAGCACCTCTAGCTTGAATTTGATCTCTTTCTCTTTCTTCTTCTTCATTCTTTAGTGCAAAATAACCAGCCCATCCCACCATCTCTTCTACCGTTAGAGATGCTGTTAATTCTGCCACTGTCTTCCCTAATTCTTTCGCTAAGGCGAAAAGGAAATACCAATCGCTATTCGCTTTTTAAATCTGCTTTAGCTTCTTCTACCTCCTTATCTTGTCCTGTTTCAACCATCGCAAGTTGAAGATCTTGCAACACAGATGCTTCAATTTCTCTTCGTAAAACTGCCCTGTCTCCATCAGCAAAAAGTCTCTTTTCCTTTTCGTCTAAAGCTTTCTCTATCATTAAAGATAAAGCAAAATCATTCAGATCGTCCTTGTTGACTGACTTCTTCTGAATTGATTCTCTTTCTGCAATCGTCAAAGGATGCCAATAGACAGTTAAAACAACCTCATCTCCTTTCTTAATGTCATAACTATAAAGCTGACTCACTCCGAATTTGTTCCGAAGAAGCTCTACTGCTCTTACCATGAATTTTTTAGTTACTAATTCAATATTATACTAAGCGTTAGCTGAAAATTGACAAGTAATGATTCCCATGAAATGACTGTCATCAGTTAATTCAACAGGAGAAGGTCCAGCAATGTTGTTTGTGCGGGGTTTACAACTGAACGTATCAACATACCCTGATGCGTTTACTGCTGTTAAACCATCAATAACTGCTTCTCCAATGCTTGAAAGGTCAGATGTACCCTTGTTTTTTGGGACAAAAATACTGCAATCAATCGTTCCCAAATAAAAATCAGTACCTGCTCCTAATGTCTCCGAAATAGATCTTGCAAAAGAAACAGACATCGATACATATTTTTTTGTCTTGCTTGGAACAGCAAAGAGAACATTGTCGTAGATCATCACAATCTTTCCAGAAGCAGGAAGACTGTTATTCAAAACAGTCACCTTGTCAGAGACAGATTTCTCAAAAGCTGCACGGGCGTTTACAAGTGTCATTAGTTACCATCCAAATCAAGGTACTTAACTGAACCAACCTCAGTACTTTGGCCTACACCAAATCTAAGATCAGGACGTTTCCTATCTTGAAAATATAAGTCAATTAGAGCAGGAATCCCTTTCACTGGGTCATATAGAAATTTGTCGATGTTGCTTTTGCGAGAAGTTAAGGCAGAAGGAGTGTAAGAAGCAGTGTTCCCAATGAAAACCTTCTGATATGTTCTAAACGTATTTTTTACAGGATATCTCTGTTTAATAATCGGTTGTACTCCTGGAGCTAGCACCCACTTGTCTCCAGACTCAGTACCCGTCGGATTCTTTACTATCTTTAACTCACTCCAAGGAGCAGGTCTACCCCCTTTTTCCCTCTGCGGACGTTGAGTACTAGCAACCCAACTTGAAGAGAAAAAACCAGTCAAAACAGGACTAACTTTTGGATATTTAGCCATCGCTGGAGAATCTGAAACTTTGAAAGTTAATCCTTTAATTGTATCCTGTATTAAATCATTAAAATCTTGAGTAATTTCATCGAGAATATCATCTTTCATTAGTTCAGTTAGCTCTTTATTTGTTAAGCCACTTGCTCCTCTTTTCCTTTTAGCACTTCTCCTTGGCATTAGAATTTCACCGTTAATGTAAACAAATAGGTCTGACCACCTTGCATTGTCTCAATAGTCAGGATTTGAGCTGTGCAAGTTTCCCCGCCGTATGTCATCTCTATATCATCTCTAAGTGTGGGTTGATTCCCACCTATTAAATCTGGAGTTATATAAATCTTTGCCTCTCTTGATGTAGATCCGCTTTGATCTGCACTGCTTCTTATATATTCAACGGGTACTTTTATATCAGCATAACTAACACTAGTAAACGTAGCTTCACCAGTATTAATGTTATAAACTCGTTCTGTTTTAGATTTATACGTAATCGTTGAGTCTAAAGCTGACCCAAG